CTGTCAACGACGGATGAAAAGTGATCCACTTATATCTCCACCAACGGCCCAATATTGATCCACCGTTTTACTCAGGATTAGCTTCAGCTATAACCCCGGCCTTTCGTTTCTGTCTGAGTCGATAGCTTTCTCCTTTGATTTGAACGACATGTGAGTGGTGTAAGATACGGTCCAGCATCGCTGAGGTCAGTGCTGCATCACCGGCGAACGTTTGATCCCACTGCCCGAACGGCAGATTGGATGTCAGGATCATTGCGCTCTTTTCGTAACGTTTAGCGATGACCTGGAAGAACAGTTTTGCTTCTTCCTGACTGAACGGCAGATAGCCTATTTCATCAATGATGAGCAGGCGGGGGGCCATTACTCCACGCTGAAGCGTCGTTTTATAACGGCCCTGACGTTGTGCCGTAGATAACTGAAGTAACAGATCTGCTGCTGTTGTGAAGCGAACCTTGATACCTGCACGGACTGCTTCATAGCCCATCGCTATTGCCAGATGGGTTTTCCCCACACCTGATGGCCCCAGTAATACGATATTCTCATTACGTTCTATGAAGCTGAGTGAGCGTAACGACTGGAGTTGCTTCTGCGGTGCTCCGGTGGCGAATGTGAAGTCATACTCTTCGAACGTTTTCACCGCCGGGAAGGCTGCCATTCGGGTATACATCGCCTGTTTACGTTGATGACGTGCCAGTTTTTCTTCATGAAGCAGATGCTCCAGGAAGTCCATATAACTCCATTCCTGGTCTACTGCCTGTTGTGACAGCGCAGGCGCTGCGCTTATAAGGCTTTCCAGTTGCAACTGCCCGGCGAGCGCCATCAGTCGTTGATGTTGCAGTTCCATCATCACGCCACTCCTCTGCAGAATGAGTCGTAGATGGAGAGTGGATGATGCAGGGGGTGTTTATCGAAGTTCACCAGATTTTCACCAGGATGCACGTCATACTCTTTTTTCTCCGGAGGCAGTGCCAGCATGGACTGCTGCTCTTCGAGCCAGCGATCGCAGGGACGGGCCTGGATTGTTTCATGCTTTCGTTGGTTAGCGACATCGTGCAGCCAGCGCAGACCGTGGCGGTTGGCTGTTTCAACATCGACAGTGATCCCCATCGGGCGCAGGCGAGTCATTAGTGGGATGTAAAAACTGTTACGGGTGTACTGCACCATCCGTTCCACCTTACCTTTAGTCTGTGCCCTGAAGGGGCGACACAGTCGGGGAGAGAAGCCCATCTCCTTGCCGAACTGCCACAGCGAAGGATGGAACCGGTGCTGACCGGTCTGATATGCGTCACGTTGCAGAACCACAGTTTTCATATTGTCATACAACACTTCGCGCGGCACACCACCAAAGAAGCGGAACGCATTACGATGGCAGGTCTCCAGCGTGTCATAACGCATATTGTCAGTGAATTCGATGTACAACATTCGGCTGTATCCGAGAACAGCAACGAACACGTGAAGCGGTGAGCGACCATTACGCATAGTGCCCCAGTCAACCTGCATCTGTCGTCCGGGTTCAGTTTCGAACCGAACGGCAGGCTCCTGCTCCTGAGGAACCGAGAGAGAACGAATGAACGCCCTGAGAATGGTCATTCCGCCACGATATCCCTGGTCTCTGATCTCGCGAGCGATTACCGTTGCCGGGATTTTGTAAGGATGAGCATCGGCGATGCGTTGACGAATATAATCCCGGTATTCATCCAGGAGTGAAGCAACAGCAGGTCGCGGTGTATATTTTGGCGGCTCAGATTTTGCCTGCAAATAACGTTTAACGGTATTGCGGGAGATCCCCAGTTCTCTGGCAATCGCCCGGCTGCTCATTCCCTGCTTGTGCAGGATTTTAATTTCCATAACTGTCTCAAAAGTGACCATAAGCTCTCCTGAATCAGGAGAGCAGATTACCCCCTGGATCTGATTTCAGGCGTTGGGTGTGGATCACTATTGCACCGTTCGTGACAATCCGCGCTGAAGAACTCGATCAGTACATTACCTGCACGATGACGGATGAAGTCAAAAGTGTGGCTATAGCCAATGCCCGGAACCTATGTCGTGCTGCATTAACAGAACTGCAAGAAAACACCACGGAAGAGGTGGAAAGTGATTAATCGTATACAGAATGAATCTGCCTGGTTAGCACTGATAGAACGGTATAAAGACAATTGGGAACTGGCAGCAAAAGAGTTGCTTGATATTGAGTTAACACCTCATCAAGCAAAAATTATTAACGCGATAAAGAACACCGGAGCCAAAGTCACTGCCACCACACCACATGGTATTGGGGAAACCTCTATTGTGGCAGTGATTAGCATCCTGCAAACAATACTGTATTCGTGTTCCCGTACAGTGGTTGTTTCTCCTGCGATTAACGATAGTCGAAAAACAATAATTGACTATATGTTCCGTTATTGGGAGCGAGTTACCCAAAAACACCCTTTTCTTGGCAATTATTTCAGAATACACCCTGACAAAGGGTTGGTGCATATCAGTGAAACATGGGGATGCGTCTATATAACCTATTGTCTGAATAACGAAGAGTCTCTGGCTGGTTTTACTGGACCGCACGATCTTTTCATCGTTATTAACTCGGCGGAAATCAGCGATCGCGCTCATGCAGTGATAACTGGCAATTTAACCAATTATGACTCGCGCCTGCTGTTGCTGTCGAAACCATCGGAACGCGAGAAAGGGTACTTTTATGATTCGCATCACCGGTTGGCCCATAGTAAAAACAATCCTGCTGGTTTTTTCACGGCGATAACTCTAAACACAGAGGATTCACCTCTCGTTTCTGAAGCATATCTTGAATTCAAAGCCAAAGAGTTTGGTGGACGCAATAGCGATGAATATCGCCGATTGATCTTGGGGAAATTCCCCGGGATTCGGGAGTTGATGGAAAAGTCATCTGTTCCCCGTAATATGCACTTCACAATGACTGACGGTAGTAAATGGGTAGTGCCTACGATCGTGATCGCCAAACACCATGCGAAACATCACGCTCAAAAACACAACTCCAGCACATTAGACTGGCTGAAGGCCTATACAATACCGTTATTCTCGGCAAACCATAACGCTATAACTGAATGGGCTAAACAAATCCCCTGGCAGGATGTGGCTGAAGAGGCATTTGTCGAAAAACCACCAAGAGATATGCACGAGCACTGTTGGCTGACATCAGAAAAGAGTTTCTCGTGAGGTAAAAATCCCGCCAATTGGCGGGATTTCTTCAATATACGATCTGGTCTACATGATCACCAAAATCATCGTCGTCGTCGTCCTCATCGCCACCATCTACTGCTGGCCAATCAACAAACCAGCCAGCGTAAAGATGCAGCGTTCGGAGAACATCACTTGCGGGAGCATCAAGGGTGTTAACGAATCCCATATAGCTATTGGGATTTGCCCCAGCTATGGCTTCAGCGATCATGTCCTCGGTAATGTCACCGGAGATAATGCTTAAACGCCCGGAAACTTCTTCATTATCATCAAATTCGATAATGGCATCTCCGCCTAATGGCGCTGCGATTTTAATCTGCATTATTTAGCTCCTTTGCCACACCTAATAACAGTTCCAGCAATCCGTCACCATTCATCAGTGATGCGGCAGCGGCCTCTTTGTCATGATACAACTGAAGAGCCATAGAGAATACTTCCGTTGCTGACGTTTTGGAAATAGTCGGTGATTTCTGCCGAATTTTCCCGGTGTTACTTACTGAGGCTGGCGGGTATACCTTCGCCATATAAATATTACTCAATCGAGATCTGAAGCACCATTCAGGCTTGCCACGCCCACCGATATTGACGAAAGATGGCTTATCCCCTTCAACATTGGCCTTCAGGAATGACCGGGCTTTCTCTAACAAACCAGGGTTACTGTACTCAAGATGATGACCCAGCTCGTGCCACAGTGCACTTGCATTTTCATCGTTCAAATTGACAGCAACAACACCATTAAGATTTGCATATGCCCTTCCCTGGTGGTGAACTACCTTTGATAATGTCGATATTTTCCCGCCGGTCAGGCGATAAATATCAGCAAGTTCCTTGCGCAGGTCTATCCCACCATTCTGTCCAGCGCGGGCTTCTTCCACTTCTTCCGTGATAAAAGAGTCGGCCCACTCAAGAGCTTTTTCTTCAGATACGGATGAGTTTGCGATCGCACTGTTCATGGCAGATAACACTTTCTCGTGGACCGAACCCATACTTCGCTGATTCATTTGCCAGCGTGTCTGCGGGTTATATGAGAATCGCTTAAGTAGTTGGTCAAGCTGCTCAAGTTCTTCTTCGCTGACATACTTTTTAGCCTCACCAATAATGCCGGGGAGAATATTGCCGTTAGGATTAAACGCTCGCGAAAGGAAGAGTTTCAGCGCCCCCATGCCCTCCGATGCTTCAATATCACCAATAACACGGTTAACAATGGCCGCACTCTTCGGATTAGCATCCGCCAACGCTCTGGCTACGATTTGCAGGGACGATACGACCTCACGCTGCATATCAGTCCTGATCTCATCAATAAACTCTGGCGTTATGCCGTGCTCTTTAAGGATATCCCTGCCTTCCGCCGTTACCCCATCGATATCACCGACATGTTTATTAACCTGACTTTGCAATGCCTTAAATGCCCTCAGAATTCCACGGGCATCATCCGCTTTACTAACGGCCTTCCTGAATGCTGGCAAGAAGTCAGAGTTAACCTCATTTTGTTGATCGGCCCACTGAATGGAGGCTTCTTTCATCTCGTCCAGAGTCAGATCACCCAACGCGGTATGGTCTGTGAATATGAGCGACAACCTCTGAACCATTTCTGCCAATGGTGATGCCGAATGCGCCGCGCTAAGGAATGCTTTCACCCTGGTTGGGCGAATGGAAAACCAGTCAATAGCTGGTGGCATATCTCCGTTTTTTATCGCCTGCGCTATCTCGTCAAAGCCATCGCGCCCAAGGGAGGATGCGTGATTTAACAAGCCGCGAAGTAACGAATTGCTGATACCGAATAATCGGCACCATTTTTTCACGTCGGCAACAGGCATTCGAACAAAATGCGCAAGCACTTGTACAAGCTGTTCATCCTGGGGATCTGTACGGGAAAGCAGCCTGATCAGATGAATAATGTCTTTGATGCCGGATGCCCGATGTAATAGCAAACTGGTATATGGAGCAACACCATTGTAACTACCGCCGGAAACGGACTCGAAAAGACCGCCGGATATCCCTTGCATGCCTTCGTTTTCCAGTTCCTGAGACACCTGGCGAAGGATATCCTGTAACGACACATCACCACCGCCAAACATATCCCCCAGCGCCTGGCCCTGGTGCTGTAACTCATCATTGATACGTTGAGCCATCAACTTAAAGGCGGTGGCCATACGCTTCGCGCTACGGTTATTCGCGACGATGAACAACGCGAGTGCTTTCACTTCCGGGGCCGTTTCGCTGAACATATCCCCCTGAGCAATAACATCGGTAATATGCTGGCCTGACTCCTTCGATTGCCTTACCAGGTCTACCGCATCTTTCAATGCCGCCAGCGCCTTTTTATCGAGGCTATCCGCTGTCTCAATGCCATCAACAATAGTTGTCACAGCCTGCTTGTGCGCTTCTCCTGATAAAGCCTGCATCTGGACAAAATCATTGGCTGCCGCATTAAGCGCCGTCAGAACATTACGCATATCCGGATCAGGTTCTTCTGCAACCATCCTTACCAGGCGCGCATCCTTATATGCCTTGGCAAAGATCGCGTTTTGTATACGGTCAACAAGTTGCCGCGTTGGTCGCCCATCTTCCGTTACAAGGCCAGCCGCCTGTGTGGCACCAACTTGCGTCATAAATCCGCGAATAAACGCGTCATTACTGCGGCTAAGCAGATCTCCGCTTTCTGACGGGTTAAAAAGCGCCATCATCGCCGGTGTTATGCTGTCGGCATCAACAAAAGCCTTTTCACTGGCTGCCATTTCCTGAAGATCAGAAATATTTGAGTCCTTGGCAAACTGAACGCGGTCAACCTTGGTTAACCGGCGGCGCACCAGTACCGGAGCCGTCATTGATTCAACCTTTTCAGGTCGTATGCCGAATTCGGTCGCATGATCAATCAGGTACTCACGATACCGATCCGCATTGCCGTCCTGATAGGCTTTGATGATCCCCATGGTCCGTCCATTACCAGACTCAACGGCATTGTCCTCACCAATTATCGGCGCACCATGGCTGGATAAACCGGAATCAGTAAGCTGAGCAGGCCGCAAATCTTTGGATATCTGGTTAACCTGAAGAAGGCTGGATGCGCGGGTCCGGTCGCGCGGCTGAAGTTCCTGGGGATAGTCAGGATTAATTTTCCCATCCAGAGTATTGGATACCAAAAGAGCTGAGGCATCGACGATATCAAACGCTGTTTTTACCTCGTCTCCCTTCGCTGTCACCACATACGAAACCCGCCCATAATCGGGCAGGTTCTTTAGCAGCTCGATCAGCGTTTCTATGCTGGTGGCCATTACCACCTGATCGCTTAAGCTCATCCCTGTTACGCCTTATGCTGCCTCTTTAATGTTGGCGGCTATCCATGCCGCCGTGTGCTGTTTAACCTGGTCCAGGTCGATGTATGTGCCAACATATTGACTCAAATCCTGCAAGGTACCGATAAATGCATCGGTGCTCTGATCGACGAATTTATCAGCCAGGAAATCAGCAACCAGTTTTGGCACACCATCATGTACCGAAGGTTGTTTTTCCTCGCCACTACTGCCGCCGGACACACCGTACCCCATCTGTTGCATGATCTGGTCAATTTCATCGCTGATATCCAGCAACTCCATGCCACTCGCGGTAGCCGCTTTGGACATCAAAGCATCCAACTTATCGCTGAGATCCATTAACTCAATAGCTGATAGTGTCATGCCGCTACCCCCGCTTTCTGGATTGCTACCAGCAGATCAGCCAAGTGGCGAGCAGCGCCATTAACCAGCTCTTCGTTTTCCTCAAAACGCCCGGCAGCCTGAAGGGCTGCAATCGCTTCCCGGACATTACCCCGGGCGTTACGGATCTCCGCCATGTCAGTGCTTTGCATATCCATCACGTTATTGAGATATTCAATGGCTTTATTAGCCTCTGCATCTGCTTCGCTAACCGTTTCATCAGGCTGTGCCGGGGCAGGTTCTGGCTGAGTAATCTCACCGACTTCGGCCTGCAATGCATTGATCATGCTCTGCACCATTTTCTCGGTGCCAGCGCCCCCCGGAAACGCAATATTGGGGAAAGTTTTTTGAAACTGAGTTTTCAGCATTACGCGGAACTCGTCTGGTGAGCTGGTGGCCAGCTCCAGAGCTTTTTGTGCATATTTGCCAAACGGACCATTAGTAAGTGTCTTCGCCAGGAAGTCGAAAGAATCCTCGCGAGGCAATAACTTCAGGTCGTACTCACTCATTTGCTGATCAGAAAGCGGGGTATCGTAAGTAGCAATGCCGTAGCGTGCATATTCATAATACGGGTCACCTTCATCAGGGCGCGGCAGAATTGCTTTGTTACCTTCAGGTATTGCGCCAGGGGCCGCCGGACGCATTTGCAGGGCATATCGATATGCACCTACAGAGACTTCTGGTTCAGGCGAAGAGCTACCGGTATCCTCCGCTGGTTCAGGTTCGACGTTTTCCGGTTTATGTTCTTCTGGTTGGACCAGGTATTCCGATACATTACCCGCTTTATAGGCTTTAAACAGCTTGCCGATCGCATCTGCCATGTCCACACCCTGTATGGATTTAGCCTTGATCATGTACACGCTGCCATCCGAATCGGTTAACTGGATATACCCTTCGCCGTCCTCAATGAATTGCTTCATTGATGCACCATTACTGAGCGTCACTTCCCCGTTCATATGCATACGATTTTTGATACTGGCAAGGCGATCCGTCATCGCGCGAGAGTGTCCACCAGTCATCCCCGCAGGAGCAATGGTATCGCGCCCACCAGTGCGATTGAGCTGATCAATCTCCGTCTGCAAACGCTCATTCTCTTCATAAAGAGAATCCGCTTCCGATGCAACAGCGTTAATTTTCTGCTCCAGATCTACCTTCTGCCCTTCTACCGCTGCCACCTGATCCACGAGGTCGCTCATGGCATCCTCTTTCTGGTCACTGTCAGCCTGTAGTTGGGTTATTTCATCAACAAGGGCTTTTTTCTTCTTCTGCGCACGCTGAAATTTTGCCGAGTTTTTCTCTGCAAGGTTGGCAAGTTTCATGGTGACCTGCGCCAGCGTCATATCACGTCCACTCATCGGAGCAACGGTGTGAGTAACGTCTTTTTTATTCAGTAAGAACTGGAAAGCAACCAGCGTATCGCTATTGGTGATCCGGTTTTCCGCTGTCGGGCTATGAAACAGAATGCTGATAGTCTGACCATCACTGAGCGGAATAATGGCTGGCAGGACCGGCAGCCCGTTAACGTTACGTGCCCGGCCAATTTCAGCACCGCCGATCGCGCGCGCGCCGCTCTGGGCCACATCCCCCGTTTTATCACTCCCCGCAGAGATTCCGGTACCATTCAGCTTCTGGTTCAATGCCCGGACAAATGCCTGCATGGTCCGGTGTAACTGCAAACGAGTAGAACTAATCGCCTCCAGTAAATCCGTAGCACACCAGTGGATCGGCGTGTCATAGAAGAACGTAGCCTCGATTTCCTCCAGGGTGTTGGATTCCGTCATCAGATAGCGGTCCTCACCGGCCATTAATGCGCGATATTCATCATCAGTCACTGGCGGGGGAAGCACGTCAAGCCCAGGCTTGATCGTCACCCCTTTATTGATATTGAACTGTTCCATGTTAATTTCCTGCTTTCAGTTGCTTAAGACGGCGTTTGAGTTCGCCATTTCGGGCCTTTTCGTTATTGAGTCGGCCTGTCTCCTTATCCAGCTTCGCCCGCAAATCAGTGATCTGCTGTTGATTGAAAGACACCGAGTTCTGCGCTGATTTATAAGCGGCAACCACCTGAGCATTCCGCTGTTTTGCCTCTTGCAGGCGCTGAAAGTTGGATTTTACTGCCGGTTTCTTGTCTACCGGATTGGCAACACGTTTCGCTTTGGCGATCAGTGATTTCTGGAATTTTGCGGAGTTTTTGCGGGCCGCTTGCCCCATGACGGTACCAAGCGTCTTGATATCCGGCGACTGAGCGTTAGGAATAGCTTTTCCATTCAGCCTCACAGACGATATATCGCCAGTATCGTTTACCTGTATGGCAAGAATTTGTCCGTCGTTAAGAACCAGCTTTGCGGTTTTAACTTTAACGCCATCTTTCGTTGTTGCGCGGTTGCTGGAGTCAACCTCAATTACCGTAACACCGGTTTTATTGATCGCCGCGATAAGGGATTTCAGCCCCTTTTCATTAACCTGGTCAAAATCGACCGTTGCATACTTATTTTTCGTCATCTGACACATCCTGTGCGAGATTTATTACGTAACTTCTGCGGATTTGCTGAGTAACAGGGAAAATCCGATACAACGGGTTAATGAACGAGTCGCCATGCGTAACCATGACGTTGAAATGCCACAGTCGCTCTCCTTTACCCATATATTCAGTGGGTATGTACAACCATTCACTGTTTTCGCCCTGTTCAGCCGACGTCAAACAACGTTGTTCGCCTTCAATCACTGTCGTCGGCTTCTGAACATCGCGGATCCAATATCTGACCGTTGCGCCGCGCAAAAACGGGAATTTAGACCGGTATTTGAACGGCACCCGGATGAAACCCGGTTTAATTTCCACATCACCAAGTTCTAAATGCGTGATGTCCTTGCGTTTTAGCAAATAGCGATCGGCTAAGGCTAACGCAAGAACGCATACACCCCAGCCAATCATTTCCCGCCTCCCTTTTTCACCAAACTTGTAAGAACATTCAGAATGCTATCGATATTCACTCGTTTCATCCCTGAAATCACCTCATGACCGTTATTGCTGGCTATCGTTACCATTAAGTACGTAATTGATAACTCCCAGCCCTCGTGTTGCCCCAATAGGTACGCCACCGCGCCAGCTGTCACTGCAACAAAGATCTCCGTAACCAATCCCAACAAATTGCCAGACTGGCGACCGTCTCGGACATCCATCAGGAACGTGCCTATCCCACCAATTACTGAAAGCAGGAGCGCAATAGCAACTGGAGCTAATTCCTGTGTGTCAAGCACAAGTTCCCTCCTACGTTGTCAGGAGGTAATGGTATGCAAAGTAACTTCTCAACCGGTTATGTTGCATAAGAGACTTACCTATTCAACCGACTTTTGGAACCTTCAATAATAAGCCTGCTATTGGCGCTGAAAATAAGAACCATGCAGCTCTGAAGGCTTTCATTCATGTCCTTATATTCCGCGAGATACATGCCAATAAAGCCAGCAAGTACGGCGGAAATACATTCGGCCAGCAATTTCTTGCATGAAGACTCGTAACGGTTTTCACATAGCCCACTCAAATACGAATACACCCCACCAAGAAGGGATAACATCACGATATGTACATAAAATGTCATTTTTTACCTATACAACAGTAAGTTGAACAACATTTGAGAACGGTATGCACTTTGTGATTTCCACACACACTGGTTTTGTTAATTAAAACCTGTAGCTTGCAATAAATAACGATAGTGGGCAGAAAATATGCTAATAGGCTATGTACGCATATAGACAAATGAACAAAACACAGCTATGCAGTGAAAAGCACTTGAAAGCGCAGGATGTGAGCTAATTTTTGCGAATAAGGCGAGCAGCAAAAAAGCTGGGCACCCTGGGTTAAAAAAGGTTCTGCGTATGCTTTCCAGAGGTGATACCCTAGTCTCGGACTAGGGACAACATTTCGAGAACAGTTTTCATTAGCGGTCAGCAGGCGCTAGATACATCGAATTGATGTGCCGCGCGATAAATGTACCTATTCTATCAAGATAAATTACACCGACGCGGCATTAGAATTACAGCTCAGATTGAGTTTGGCGCTTCTCTACAGGATGATAACGATAAATCGTCGATACACCGATATCGTAAATAATTGCCAACTGTTTCCTGCTGTAGCCATTTTCGATCAACCTCGCTATTTGCTCATGTTGTTCTTTTGTCAACTTCGGGCGACGTCCGCCAATGCGTCCCTGTTCGCGTGCAGCTGCCAGTCCGGCCAGTGTTCTCTCAACAATTAATTCACGTTCCATTTCTGCTAAAGCACCCATGACATGAAAAAAGAAACGCCCCATGGGTGTTGATGTGTCAATACTGTCTGTCAGACTACGGAAATTAACACCTTTTTCCCGCAACTCCTCTATAAGCGTGATAAGGTGTTTCATACTTCTGCCAAGCCTATCCAGCTTCCAGACAACCAGCGTATCTCCTTCTGATAACGTTCTGAGCAGCTTTTTCAAGCCTGGTCTGGCTGACTTTGTTCCGCTTATTTTATCTTCAAAAATCAGTTCACATCCTGCGCAGTTCAGTGCATTTCTTTGTAAATCTGTGTTTTGGTCATTTGTTGACACACGAATGTAGCCAATTTGCATGAAAAACAACCTCTTTGTTTAGTTAAAAATACATCGTTGGTATAGGTAGGGATTAAGACTAAAACGTTGGTTTGGGGGAAGGCTCAGCACTGCCCGTTGGCGTACCTGTTCCGTGGCCCTCAGCCACTCCGCCAACGGGGTGGCTGAAATGTAACGGAGCAGCATTTTCTTCTGAAAAGTACCCAAATCTGGCAAAGGCTTACCCTACTAATAAATTGCCGGATTTACGCGGTGAATTTATTCGTGGCTGGGATGACGGACGTGGTGTGGATGCCGGGCGACAATTATTATCTTCACAGGGGGATGCAATAAGAAATATTGAGGGGTTCGCAGATGGCGGGATTGGCATGTCTTTTGATGCAATCAGAGGGGCTTTTTATGATGCAGGAACACGATCTGCGAGAATGCCGAATAACACAACTGATATAGGCAAAACCGATGACCTTGGATTCGACGCCTCTCGTGTCGTGCCAACAGCTAATGAAAACCGTCCTCGTAATATTGCCTTTAATTATATCGTAAGGGCGGCATAAAAACGTTGGTTTGGGGGAAGGCTCTGCACTGCCTGTTGGTGTGCCCGTTCCGTGGCCCTTAGAAACACCACCAACGGGCTGGCTAAAATGCAATGGTGCAGCATTTTCTTCTGAAATGTATCCCAAACTGGCAAAAGCCTACCCCACCAATAAATTACCGGATTTACGCGGTGAATTTATCCGTGGCTGGGATGATGGGCGCGGGATTGATGCGGGACGTACCCTGCTTTCAGGGCAGGATGGTACAAGTTTTTCTCATTACGGAGGTAATTTCGACATTGGGTCTGGTCATTCAATCAATAACTATGACCAAATTGTTTCTAACCAACCAGGATTTTCCCGTTTTTCATTTGCAGGGCCTTCACGAGGTGATGGGGTTAATTATGTAACCATTCGTCCTCGTAACATTGCGTTTAATTATATCGTAAGGGCGGCATGAAAACGTTGGTTTAGGGGAAGGCTCTGCACTGCCTGTTGGTGTGCCCGTTCCGTGGCCCTTAGAAACACCACCAACGGGCTGGCTAAAATGCAATGGTGCAGCATTTTCTTCTGAAATGTATCCCAAACTGGCAAAGGCCTACCCCACCAATAAATTACCGGATTTACGCGGTGAGTTTATCCGTGGTTGGGATGATGGGCGAGGTGTGGATGCGGGAAGGGTCATCTTAAGCATACAGGGGTGGTTAACAGGAAGTCATTATCTTAATATTCGGTCAATGGGAC